TAAGAAGGGCTAAAACATACGGACAAGACGGAACTACTTCAGCAACTATTTCTGATAAGATCGGAACTTTCGGAGGATCGGTTACTACACCTAAAGCAGACGTAGCTACTTTAACTTCTAAAGGACTTCCAGAAGGATATAGTTTGTCTCCTCCACCAGGGTCTGCTTATCCAGCGGACATGCCTCCAGGTGGAGGGCAGTGGATTTACGGTCCAAAGGGAGAAAGAATTGAGCATTTTATTCAACCAGGAGCAGTAGAAGAAGGAATAACAGCTACAGAAGATGTTCAGCAACTAGACGATTATAAAGATATTGAAGCTCCTCAAGGTATTACTGTGGAAGCTATGGAAGCGGCTCAAGGTGCAGTAGCTACAGCAGCTCCTCCAGAAGGCTTTAATCCTGCTTCATATGCTGCTGCTTTAGCTGGAGAACTTGATAAGATAGCTCCTGCTCAAACAGATGAGCTTAGGGAAGCAAGGGTTGAAGAGATTACACAGCTTACACAGGCAGCTGTAGCAGCTCAAAGAGATACCAGTGCTGAACAAGCTTCTAAAGCTTCTACAGTTGAGGCAGTCATTTCCGACGGCGCTTTTGTTTCAGACGTTGAAGGTGTTGGAGGTCAAGTATCAGAAACCCCTGATGCTGAAGCAAAAACAAGAGAAGCTATTACAGGTACAGCCCCTACAGCAGAGGAAGCTCAGATCGTTAATACATTAGGTTTTGAAGCTGCTCAACGAAGTGCTGTACAAGGGACCGCAAGATCGGCGGCAGCTGCTTCTATGCTTGCTCAAACAGGAGATATACCAGGAGATATTGCAGCGGCGATTGTAGAAGACCCTGCAATAATGGAAGCTCAGATAGCTAGTGAAGATGTAACAGTTCAAGCAGCCGTTGCTGCACTACCTATTGAAGCTTTAATGTCTGCACAGATGGAATCTTTGGTAGGGGGATTAGAATCAGGAGAAATACCAGCGTGGGCTAGACCAGCCGTAGCTGCTGTAACTCAAAGCATGGCTGAACGAGGCTTAGATGTTTCTACAGTCGCAAGAGACTCTTTATTTAATTCTATTATCCAAAGTGCTTTACCTATTGCTCAAAATAATGCACAGGCTTTACAAACTAGAGCAGCACAGAATCTATCAAATCAACAACAAGCTAACCTAGCAGAAGCTACACAAGAGCAGCAACTTCGTATGCAGAACTTATCTAATAGACAAGACGCTGCTAGTCAAACTGCACAGATGGCTCAACAGATGGGGGTTATGCAAAGTCAGTTTAAACAACAGGCTGTGATAGCTACTGCTGAACAACAACAACAAACAAGAACTCAAAATCTTCAGAATCTACAACAGGCTGCTGTTCTTAATTCACAACAAGACCAAGCAATGAAAGCTCAAAACTTAGGAAATGAGCAGCAGATGGAATTAGCAAATCTTCAAATTAGAGATGCTACTGAACGAGAGAACATGACTGCTGATCAACAAGGTAGAATTTTAGAGTACCAAACTGCTGCTGATTTTATGTCTAAGAATGCAGCCTTTGTTCAAGATATGAATAAGGCTAATTTAACTTCGGAACTACAGGTTCGGTTATCTAATTTATCAGCATTAAATCAAGCAAGTTCAGAAAATTTAAGTGCAGAGCAACAGACTGAACTAGCTAATCTTAATAAGCGAATGCAGATTAATATTAGAAATGCTGATTTAGCACAGCAGATGGGAGTAGCTCAACTAAACGTAGATCAACAAAGAGCCATGCAAAATGCTGCTATGACTGCTAATATGGATATGAGTAAGTTTAATGCTAAACAGCAGGTAGAATTAGCAAACAGTCAATGGATGCAAAGTGCAACAGTAACTAATTTAAATGCAGAGCAGCAGTCTATTATGCAAAACGCTACGGCTATGGCTGCTTTAGATATGGCTACGTTAGATCAAAGAACTAAGTTATCCGCCCAGAATGCTCAGTCTTTTCTAGCAATGGATATGACTAACTTAGCTAATGAACAGCAAGCAACCATGCTTACAGCGCAGCAAGAACAGCAACAATTATTAAGTAATCAATCAGCGACAAATGCAGCTAGTCAAATTAATGCAGCTAATGAAAATCAAACTAATCAGTTTATGGCAAGCTTGTCTAATCAAATAGATCAGTTTAATGTACAAAATATAAATGCTTCTAAACAGTTTAATGCTGGTCAATTAAATGCTGCTGAAATGAGAAGAGTGGGCTTAGAGTTTGAGGAGAACAAAGCAAACGCTGCAATACTAAACAGAGTTTCAGAATTTAATTCTCAAATGGATTATAACAGGGAACAATGGAATGCACAAAATGAGCAAGCTGTTCAAATATCAAACACAACTTGGAGAAGGCAGGCTAATACAGCAGATACAGCCGCGCAAAATTCAGTCAACCAGCAAAACGCACAGAATGCTTTTTCTTTATCTTCAGCTGCCCAGTCTTTTTTGTGGCAGGAATTAAGGGATCAAGCAGACTATGATTTTAAGTTTGCAGATAACGAAGCAACTAGGAAAGTACAGGCAATGATAGCAGCTTCTAGTAGTGAAGGAGGCTCCGCAGCTAACTGGGCTGCAAATGCCTCTACGATTTCTGATATAGTAGACAGGCTCTACTCTTAAATAATAAGGATTAAAGAATATGGGATTTTTAAGTGGAATAGGTAAGGGCATAAAAAAAGTATTTAAAAAAATTGGCAGGGGAATTAAAAAGGTTGTTAAGAAAATAGGTCGTGCCGTAGGTAAGCTAGGTCTTGTAGGCCAGATAGGTATGATGTTTCTAATGCCCTATGCAATGGGTGGGCTTAGTAGTTTATTTGGAAACCTTGCAGGAGGTACAGCAGGCACATGGGCTAACTCATTAATTAGTAGTGCTAATATTGGAGCTAAGGCTTTAGGACATACAATGAACGCCATTCATACTGTAGGCACCACAATGATCAAACCATTTCAATTTGTTAGAGATCAAATAGGTGAAGCAGTCAACTGGATTGGAGAAAGGACAGGATTAAAATCGGTTACAGAAGGTTCTAATAAGCTTTTAGAAACCTTTGATGTGGAGTCTATAGAAACCTTTAATTTAGAAACCGGAGATCTATTACCTAATACTTCTAAAATAATAGAACCATTTAATCCAGATACTGGAGAAATGTTATCTCAGGCTTCTAAACCAACAGCATCTTTTAAGGAGCCTTTTAATTTAGAAACTGGAGAAGTGGTGCCTAAACAAAATTTATTAGATCCTGATGCTTCTTGGAGGGATCCAACTGGAAATGCAGAATCTCAATATATAAAAAGCGATTCTTTTACACCAGAAGTACCAAGTTTTACTAATACTTCTGAGCAACAAGGCTGGTTTTCCAAGCAAAGCGAGTCTATTGTAAATGCCTTTAAAGACTTTAGTGCAGGGGATGCTGTAAAGTCTGGTCTAAGAAGCGGAGGTTCACAACGTCTTGCCTATGCAATAGCAGGCCCTCCTCCCCAACAAAGAATTTTACAGACTGTTCGTAGCGAAGCAGACATACTTGGACTAAGCAGTCAGCTTTCTGATAGTACTGTATACAGAAGTGTAAACTTAGCAAGTGAAAGTCAAGGTAATGTCTGGGCAGGATCTAATGCTTTAAATTATGACTATGTAAAAAGTGTAGGTAATGATGGAACAGCAGATTATTTTAATAACATGCGTGGCTTAGAGTTAATGTCGGCTTAGTACTTAAGGAAATTGATATGGCAGTTAATCCAATACAAGCTTATGAACAGGAAGGAGTAGCAGCATTTGCTAACGCTAGACCTCCTATCCCCGGACAATCTTTAACTTCTTCTCCTGACCAACCCAGACCCTTTGAAGGTAAGCCTGAGTTTACAGAGTTCAGAGAAGCTTTAGATTCTACAGTAGCCGAACTCCTTAGAGAAGAAATTTATCTTCCTTTAATGAAGGCTATAAACGGAGGGATGCCTTTAACTGATATAGCTATGAATATTTTATATACAGGATTTAGAGAGGGTAAATGGAATCCTGATTTATTAATGGTTTTAGCAGAGCCTTTAATTTTTGTGTTAATGGCTTTAGCGGAAAAAGCAGGTATTGAGTATATAATAACAGGTGACGAAGAAGATGATTTAGATGAGGAAGAAGAAACTTTAGTAGCCGACCAAAAATCTAAGAAGTTGGCTTCAGTACTTAATAAAAAAGTATCAACTATTTCTAGCATTCCTGAAGGTGCAGTTCCCTCAGATATTATGCAACAAATTCAATCTATGGAAGTTCCTGAAAGTTTACTTGAAAGAACTCCCCAACCTCAAGAAGAAACCTTATTAGGTAGAACGGAGTAAGTTATGGGTTTATATGACGACAATTCAGGAACTAGCTCAGTTGCTTTCGCTGAAAGACAATTTGAAGGGGTTCGACAAAGGAAAGAAGACGAGGTTAAAAAAGCAGAGAAGTTTAGTAAAAAGTTAGCCTTAACAAATTTTGCTGTGCAGGGAGCTAATGCTTTGTTAAACAGTAGAGCAGATTCTCTTGAAAGATCTCAAGCTCCTAAACGTGCAGCCTATAATGCTACTATTCAAAATAGTACACATTGGAGAGGAGTTAATACTCAAATTATTGAATCTGGTAAAAGTAGAGAGCAATATTTAGTTGATAAGTTTTATAATACTTTATTATCTGATGCTCAGAGATCTCAGCCTAATGTTAATATCTCAGGATTCCAATCAGCTATACTTCACAGAGCTAAAGAACAAGCTTCTGATCACTTAGATAATTTTAATAGTCTGTTAGATACTGCCAAGGTAATTCCTCAGTGGGATAATTTTGATGAATTTTATAAGTCTCATAATACTATGCCTAGAAATATAGGATCTTGGGTAACAGGAAAGGTTTCAAATTTATTTAAATCAGAAACTCCTGAAACTTTAAAAGACGCTGAAGAAGAATTAATAACTGATCAAAATAGAAAATTAGATGGTCTTTTTGGAACTGAAATGGGTGAGCAGCTATCTCAATTCCAAAATAATGTTAAAGCTTTCAGGGCTACTTCTAAAGACTCAAGTCTTTTATTAGCAGAATTAGCCGATGAAGTTAAAGCAGGAAAGTTAAAAGGAAAGCTAATAGGTGATCCTCAAATAATTACTTCAGATTGGATTAGAGTAGCTAATGGAGATACACAACAACGGACTATTACTACTATAATAAACAGTCTAGATCCTACAACTGGACAACCTGTAGAATCTAGAACGGAACGTACTGAAACCCAAGATTATTTTAGGGAAACCGCTACTTTAAGCCATCAGAATTTGATAAGCTTCATAGAAACTTTAACGCCTAAAGGACAAATGTTTGTATTAGACAGAGTAGAGAATGCTGAAAAGTTTGATGATCAGATTATAGAAAGTGATTTTTATAATATAATGAAGGATGTAACTAGATTTAATAACAATGCAGAGTATGGAAGGTTAATTAAACGGGACTTAGATAGAGAAGATAGAGAAAGAGAATCTATTTTTAATGCAACAAGAATACGACAGCAGGTACTATTAGACGGTCAAGATTTTGCAATGAAAGACACTGACGGTACACTAATCATTCAACCTGATCCTAATAGTAAGCGTACTGCTCTGGCGGCGGGTGTTACTTTTAATCAACTTTATAATGAAGAATGGAAAGAATTTTATTCAAATTCTAATAATACTCCAACTGACTCACATCAACTAACGGAGTTTATAGAAAAAAATGATGCTTCAAATTTAATAGGAGCTTTAGGTTCTGATCAATCAGATTCTAATTTTGCATCAATTACAGACGCTTTTAAAGAAGCTGTTCCAGATCAGGGGTCGTTAGAAGCTTTGGAAAGATCTCAAGAAGGAGAGGCTTTGTTTGAGCAGTTTATAAAATTAAACGCAGAAGGACAAGCATTTACACAACAAGACCTTGCTCGTTTATTTAATGTAAAGATAGAGGAAGTAGAGTTTTCAGATAATTTAACTTTTAATCTGTTTAAAGATCTGTCTTCAGGAGAATACTATACCACTAGGAGTGATACAAAATTAGCAATTCCTACAGAAAGTGAAGATAGGTCTTTAGATACCTCTGGAGAACTAGCTTTAGATACTAAAGGAGAACAGAGGACTGGAGGACGTAATCCAAGAACTACACCAATTAGATATGAGTTAAAAGAAGGTATTTTCAATACTGCTGTTGATGAAGTAAATATTTCTAATTTAACGGTTGGCCAATTAAAAACACTTTCTGAAATGAATGATGATCAAATTAGAGATAAGTTAGAATTAGCTAGTAATATTAGTTTAAGAACTCCTGCGATGGGTATGTTTGGAAGTCTATTTGATAATAGAAATGTTCTTTCTAGGGCTGAAAGTCTTATAGAGGAGAATGAACTTAGAAGATGGAAGGATATATCAGGAGCCGAAGTATCACAAGAATTTTGGGATTCTTTAAATACCTTATTAATAGAAGGGTCTAGGACTTATTTACAAGAAGATGAATAATGAAGAAAAGATCTGATTATACAAACGAAGAGTGGGCATTTCTAGAAAGAATGAGAAAGGTTTCTGGAAACGACCTATTAAATCCTACTAAAGAAGAGGCTATGACCCATGCTAGATGGATGGGAGGTCTTGATACTATACGAGGAGTTACTCAAATGTTTTCTGAGGTTGTAGGGTGGGATGAAAAGTTAGAAGAAATGCAACAAGGAGATCGGGCATTACAAGAAATTTTACAGGATGAGGAACATGGATCAGAAGCTCTGGCTAATTTTCTAGGGTCAGCAGTATTTTTAGATCCTGTTAATTTAATTCCCGGTATTGGAATTGCTAAGAAAGCAAAGACTATGAAACAAGCTTTAACCTATGGCTCAATGACGGGAGGAGCCTTTGGTGCAGCAGGATATGTTAGTGAAAATGCCCCCGGATTTTTAGGAGATGAGCAATCTAGAGTAGAAAATGCCGCCATTGCAGCTACGGCTGGTGGAGTTTTAGGAGGAGGCGTACATTTACTTAGTAGAATGAGAGGAAGGGTAAGTCCATTTGAAGAAAGAAAGATAAGTCCTAAAGAGTCTGCTAGAGAAAAATATACAAAAGATAGTAGGCAAGGAAGAATAAGAGAAAGAGTAAAAAAAGCAGCCATAGGAGAAAATCCATCAGTTCTTTCTGTACGGGAACAGCAGGTAAGAAGACGGAGCAGAGGAGTAGCTAGAGATAGCGCAGCAAATGAGACAGAATTAAAAGTATTTCAAATGTCTGATGCTGAGATTGAAAGTTTTTCTGTTAATACAGATTCTAGAAAAAGAGTTTTTGGAATTGAAAATGATGCTGAGTGGGATAGCTTAGTAGCTAAAAGACTAGAATATCGTAGTCAAAATAGACCATTTAGATCTCTTACTCCTTTAGATGAAAGTATAGTAACAGATGAAGCAGGTCTTACTAAAAGAGTTTTAACAGTAGATACAAAATTATCTAGTAATACTTGGTCTAAAGCAACTAACATAGACTACACCAGAACTAAAGAAATAATAGATACTAATACGGGAATTAAAACAGAAGTTTTATATGACTTAAATGGTAATAGAATTACCTCAGAAGATATAGGATATGAAAAAATAGATCCAAATTTTATGTCTTCTAAAGGAGAAGGGAATACTAGAGGCATCTACAGAATACAAAGAGTTGACCCTAGTGATTCTGATTCTCAATGGCAAGCTGTAAAATTTAAGCAGGAGCTAGATGCGGATGGAAATGTTATAGATGAAGACATGATTGAGGAATTGTTTTCAACTAAAATTCAAAGAGATGAATTATTCGATCCAGCTACAGGACAACGAATAGGTGATTTCGATTTAGATCTTAAACCAATAAGATTTACAGATGAATTTGATGCTATGGATCATGTTCAAAATATAATACTGAAAAGAAATAGAAGAAGACCAGTTGCCAGACCTACAGAATCTTTGACAGGAGGAAGAAGATCTAGTCAACAAAGACCTTCTATTAAGGCAAGAAACACAGATGTAGTAGAAGATGCAAGAGAAGCTTCTCAACAAGCTAAACAAGCGGGTCAAGATCCAGATCAAGCTTCTAAAGAATTTATTGGTAACAGACTACAAGATGAACTAGAAGACATATCTGATAATCCAACATCTTTAAAGACCCCTGTAGTTAATTTTTATGAAAAGTTTTCTCGTACGGCTTTAAAGAATGCGGTCTTTAATAGTTGGGGTACTTCTTTTACAGGAGCAGGAGGAGCTTTGTATGGTTATAATTCTTCAACTGATCCCAATGCTACGATCTTAGAAAGAATGGCTTCTGGAGCTTTGTGGGGCATAGGGTTAGGTGCTGGAACAAATATAGCTGGACGTATTAAATTAACTGGTAACGAAACTTTAGGAGAAAAAGTATCTAGAGGTATAATTAATGATTATGGTTTAGGTAAAAAATATTTAGTAGATCTAAGAAGAGAGTTAGGATATTCAAGAAATTCAATTCTACATGAGTTTGAAGACATAATGATAAATTTATCTAAAGGATTTACGCCTGAAGAAAACACATTACTTTATTCTTTTATGACTGGAGACTATAAATCTATTGATTTACTAGAATCTTCACTTAATATTAATTTAAGTAAGCAACAAAAAGGGAAACTTACAGAAGCTAAAAACGTAGCAAATGAAAAAATTACAGACTATGGAAATCAATTAGTTAAGTTAGGATTATTAAATGAAGAAACATGGGAAAAAAATATTAATAATTATCTTCATAGAACTTATAAAAGACACTTAGAAGGTACGTCCCAACAAAAATCTTTTAGAAATGAAGTAAAAAATTTGAAGATCGTTGCACAGAATCTTAGGAAAAGAGGCATTACTGAGACTATTGCTAAATCATCATTTACAAAAAGGGGGCCGCAAAAAGCAGAAGGTAAAACTTGGGAGCAAGACGGATTTAAAATTGTTAAAGAATTAGATAATGGAAAGGTTCTTGTTCATAGAGATTTTTCTAAAGTTGAAAGAAAGGCAATGGGAGAAATCGAAGACGCTGCTTTTGCTATAGGAGAAACAGGAAGATTATTTGCTCAAGATATTCCTATGGCTAAGTTTTTTAATAGGCTTTCAGATGAAAGCGATGAAACAGGAAAGAGGTTTTCTATAACTGAGAAACAGTGGAATCAACTAAGTGATGAGGAAAAGCTAACCTATGTTCCTGTTCCAAAAAGCAAAGCTAAAGGAACTAGTATTTATTCTTATGGTAACTTAGCGGATAGGTATGTTCAAAAGCCTATTTTTGAAGACATTAATCATATGTTAAAGGCTAGAGGATCTGAAAATGATGTAGTAAGAGGAATAGTTGAAGGACTTGAAGGAGTTCAAACAACTTGGAAGAAGCTAAAGACTGCTTGGATTCCAGCAGTTCATGTTAATAATACCATATCTAATGTACTGCTTTTAGATTTAGCAGATGCTTCAATAACATATTTGCCTAAAGCAATTAAAGAATTACTAACTTCTCCTGATAAAAAATCTGCGCTTTACCACGCTGCTAGAAAGATGGGAGTTTTTGATTCTGATCTGGTTGCAAAAGAATTTAATAAAAGCAGGTCAGATGCTTATTCTATAGCAGCAGAAAAACTAACAGGACAGAAAGCTCCTATGAAATCTACCTTTTTAGGTTACGACCTACCCGGCTGGACACAAACCATTGGCGAATATATGATGCCAATTAAAAAGCTTACTGTAGATGCTGCGGAAAGATCTTATCAACTTGAAGATCAATTTTTTAGAATGGCAGTCTTTATGGATCGTATGGAGAAAGCGGGAGGTTTAACTAAAGCAACTAAAAAAGCTCAGTTTGAAGCAGCGGCCGATGCCCGTAAGTGGTTTATTGATTATGATATTAATGCTCCTGTTATTGATTGGATGAGAAAAACTACAACTCCATTTATTAGTTATACTTACAGAGTAATTCCTCTTTTAGCAGAGGCTGCTATTATGCGACCACAGAAATTTGCTAAATGGGCAGTTGCTGGATACTTACTTAATAAAGTAGGAGATAAAATGTCTGGAGGATCAGAAGACTCCGAAAGATTAACAATGAGAGATGAACTTTCTAGAACTTTATATGATGTTCCTTTCATGCCTCCTACACTTGTTAAAATGCCTTTTAGATCAGGCACAGGGGATGCTCAGTATTTAGATGTTAGTCGTTGGGTTCCCGGTGGAGATATTTATGAGCAAAGGGAACAGGGAATACCCGGAGTACCTTCGCCTTTTCAGCCTAGTCTTGGTATTATTGGAGATGCTTTAGGAACTTTTGTATATAAAAAAGATTCATTTACAGGACAAGATATTGATGGAGTAGGAACGGAAGAGTTTGCTTTAATTAAAGATTTTATCCGCAAAGAAACCCCTAATATTCCTTTAATACCCGGATCATACGCTGATCAAAGAGTAAAACAAGCAGGAAGATTAGAAAAAGAATATGAGATAGGAAGGGTAGAAGGTATTGATCAGGATGTTTTATTAGGAACTTATGAAGGCTCACCTTATTCTTCAAAGTATACTCCTTTTGAAGCATGGCTTTATGGATTTGGAATTAAATTACGGCCTCAAGATATACAAAAAAATAAAGAATTAAAATCTTTTGAGTTTGATCAAGAACAGAGACTATATAATAGAATGTATTCAGATGCTGAACGAGATTTTACTAGGGGAAGGATTAGTCCCGAAGAAAAACAAGAGCAGTTTGATAAGGCTGATCAATTACTTTTGAGATTAGAAGCTGAGTGGCAGGGTTATAATTATTTACTTTCAAGAGTAGAACAAGAAAAATTAGGTGATCTTAGAGAAATAGAGAGGGATAGATTAAGAAGAGAAAGAGAAGAAAGAGAATCCCTTAGATCAAATTATAGAAACAGGAGAGTAACAGGAGGTCTAATAAAAGGAGAAGATGTTCCCTTTGCTAAAGAAGATCCTGCTACTAGAAGGAACCCTTTAACTGGAGAACCCTATGTAGAAGAAGGATTACTTGAAGTTCTTAAAAGACGACAAGAAGATAGAACCTTAATGAATAAAGGAGGATTACTTAGCACCCTAAAGAAACGAAGACAAAGTTATAAAGATGGTGATAAAGTAAAAGGAGGTGATCCTGTATCTACCGACAGAGATAAATCTATGCAAGGATTTTTAGGCCCAATTAAAAATAATGTAACTGGTAAAATTATGACTGAGGTATCTATTGGTGTTGAAATAGACGGGAAAGAAATATTAATACCTGCAATGGTTCCTACATTAACTCCTAAAGAAATAGATACTTTAAAAAATATTAATATAGGAGAAGAACCACTTCCTGAGTCTATTATAGACAAAGCCACAAGACATGCAATACCAAGAATAAATAAAAATATGAATCCTTTTTATCAGGATAGGGAAAATGAGCAACAATAAACTAATAGAAATGTTAAAGATCCATGAAGGCGTGGAAACTCATGCTTATAAATGTAGTGCGTCTAAGATTACTATAGGCGTTGGAAGGAACATAGATCCAGAAGGGGGCATTGGTTTATCAGAAGATGAGATAGATTACCTTTTACAAAATGATATTGATCGTATTATAACTGAACTAGACTTTGAGTATGATTGGTTTTCAGACCTTAACGAAGCTAGACAAGACGCTATGATTGATATAAGTTTTAACTTAGGGCAGACAAGACTAAGAAAATTTCAAAAGGCTTTAACTGCTATGTCTAGAAACGATTGGGATACAGCAGCAGATGAATTTATGGATAGCAAGTGGTCTAAACAGGTAGGGCAAAGAGCTAAGAAACTAACAGATATTATACGAACAGGAATCTTCTAATGGCAAACTTTGTATTCGACAAATATTTTATTCCTATTTTTATTCTATGGCTGCTCATATTAGTTAGCCCAGAAGCTGAAGGACAGCAGACAGGGAGTTGTACAGCGGGGTCGCAGTATTGTGAAGCTAATACTCTTGGCACTACGACAACAGGTACAAACACTAACACTAATACGAACACCAACACGAACACAAATACAAATACGAATAGCAATACGAACAGCAATACGAATGTTAATACGTCCACCTCGACAGCTACAAATACTAATAACAATAACAATGCAAACACTACAACGTACACTGGTGCTTCTACGAACACGAATGTTAATACAAATACAGCGACAAATACCAACAACAATAGCAATACTAATACGAACACTAA